AATCTCGTCGAATGCTTGCTCAATAAATTGGCGCTTTGTCCATCCCATGTCATTCTCCTGCGGTTGGCTCGGACAGTTTGTCCTGTATCAATTGTCCCAGCTTTTTGTCCTTTGTGCGACCGTCGAAACGAATGCCGAGTTCGGTGGCCTTGGCCTCCAGCTCTGCGCGGGTGGGCGCTGCGTCGTCAAGGACTGGCTCGGGTGCAGGCGCAACTGCTGCGGCTGCTGCGGCTTGCTCGCGCAGCAGGCGGTGATTGATGCCGTCGATAGGCTTGGATGGCCTGCGCTTTTTAATCGGGTTTTTGTTCTTGCCGTATTTTGGCATCAAGATGTTGTCCTGCATCACTTGGCTTTCTTTGGTGCTTTGCTGGGCTTTCCTGCGGCTTTGGCTGCCTTGGTGGCTACGCTGAGTGCGATGGCCACGGACTGCTTTTGCGGCTTGCCGGACTTCATTTCTTTGGCAATGTTCTTGCCGATTGATTTGCTCGAATAACCTTTGGCCAGTGGCATGATTTTCTCCAGTTAAAAAGAAGGGGCCGAAGCCCCTTCCCTTTAGTTCACATATTACTGATTGAACAACAGGATACCCGACATTTCGGGGTTCTTGTTGACCACGCCGAAGAGCGTGTCCATGCGGTACTTGATCGTCATGGTGTCGATGTCGTACCACTTCTGCATCACCAGCTCGATGCCCTGGTCAGTGCTTGCGCGCATCACTGCGGTGCCAGCGTCCGAAGGCACGGCGTAACGGCCGGGCAAGATTTCCAACGAATCACGTTGCCAGAACACGTTGACGGCCGAGGCATTTTCGTTCAACCAGACGATTGCAGCAGCGTCGGCAGCGATAGCCACGTTCACGTTTTTGTACTGCAATTGGGCGTCGGTTGGGCCTGTGCCACCAATGGTTTGAGCACCGATGATCGGAGGGGTAATCACCAGGCTGGTGCCACCGGCTGGAACGCTCACGACACGGAAGGTCTTGAGCTGGCCTGTGGATTGCTTGGTGATGTGGTGCACTGCGTAGACTTCAGCGATTGTGAAGGCATCGCCAGCAGCAACGCTTGCCGAGCTAGACACGGTGACGGTCTGGAAGCGGTTGTCCACGTTGATCTGGCCGCCCACGGAGGTGGAGGTGGCCTGAGGAGCGTAGTTCGCTTGCGTGTTCGAACCGTTGGTGTCGATGGTGATGGATGCACCGCCAGCAGCAGCAGTGATGCGGTTTGCGTAGTCAAATTTGTAGGTGTCGAAACCTGCAACCATGCCAACGAAATTGCGCTCATAGGCCTTATCGGACTTGGCGTTGCCAAACGAACGGCTTGCTTGCGACAGGTTACCGGCCAGACCGTTGTAGTCGCGGCTGGACAGACCCAAGAAGCGGTCGTAGTTGGGGATGCCTTGCTCGTTCATGATGGTGTCGCACAGGGAGACGTCATCGTAATCACCAGCAGCGGCAGCAATTGGCACGACCAAAGAACCCAGCGTTGCGGCTGTGTTCATGATGGCGACGTTGATGTCGGATGCGAGCTTTTGCTTGGCGCTTTCGCCCAAACGGCCTTCTTGCAGCGCGTCGCGCAGTTCGAGGGTGGTCATAGTCCAAGGCACGGACTTGCCGAAGCCGATGGTCGATGGCACTGACAACTGGGTCATGTTTTGATACGTGACGGGCGTGCCGGGGGTGCTGTTCTGCGACTGCGCGATGTAGGGCTGTGGACGCCAGATGGTGTCGTTAGTCCGGGCCATTTCGGTCTGATTGGTGTTGTAGATCGAAACGTGACGTGACAGCACTAGTGCGTCTTGGAAGCCTTCGAGCAGGTCTTCAAAGGCGACGCGCTCTTCTTTCGAGAAACTATTGGACATGGTATTTCCTTAAAAAATCATTTGGAAGCTGATCGTTTCTGCGCCTTGTACTGCACGACTTTCGTCATGTTGCCAGTACGAGCCGCTTCTTCTCGCAGCCGTTCGAGGGTTGAGTCCACCGCCCCAGATACTCGGCCAGTTCCTGACACGATTCGCTCGGGTGGTGGTGCTGCCTTGCGGTTGGTAACTTTCAATTCTTTCTCCAGTTTTGCTACCGCAAAGGCAAACTTTACGGGGTCTTTGATTTCGGACAACTCTTTGGCCTTCTTGGGGTTCTTGCCAAGTGCGTAAATCACCAGCGCAGGATTATCTGCGCCTTGGAGCACCACGCCTTGCTGGGTAACGCTGAATAACTCCTGGGCTACTGCCTCGGCGTCTTCAAAGTCTTTGACCTTCAGCTCTGCTTTCGCTTTGCCGTAGCCATCCAGTTTGGACTGCCAGGCCTTTTGCTGATTCATAACTTCAGCTTCGTGCTTGGCGTTCACGTCATCGGCTTGTCGCTTGCGCTCGAACCATGTCGTTAGTGCTTCCTCAAACTTCTCCGCGTCGTAGTCGTGATCTTCTAGGCTTGGCTTCTTGCCCAGCGCGACCGGCTTGTTCTCAGTCGTGGTGGTTTGCAGCTTGCCTTGGAGTTCGCGGTTCTGGCGTTGCAGTTCTCGGTTTGTCTTACGCAACTCGCGTACCCATTCGGGGGCTTGAGTTGTTTCCTCGGGAGGAGGCGCTTCCTCACCAATGCTCACGAATACTTCGTCGGTTTCGCTTTCGTCTGATTCATCGGCTGAGTCTGCGCTGGGCGCGTCCTCAACTTGGATTTCGTCCTCGACCATCACGTCGTCGTCGTCGTTATCGCTTGCTTCTACCTTTTGATTCATCATTAACCCTGTCAAACTCACCCATTGAAACGGCTGGGTGGATACCGTTGATTACATTGTCGCCCGTTTTCGGGTTTTTTTCAATCACTTACGCCACGGATGATAAGTTCATTGATCGGGACGTCGTAGGATTCCTCTGGGAACATGGCTCGGCGCTGTTCTGACGTCATGTTCATGCGAGCCTCGACAGCTCTGGCCTCTGCTTCTCCTGCTAAACGTTGGTATAGATCAAACTTGGCCTGTTCGCTGCGATATGCGTCAAGTGCTTTTTGCTCAATGGCGCGTGCTTCTTTCTCGAGCTCCAATCCCTTTTTACGCGCACCAGGCTTAACAAGTTTTAATGGGTCAAGTGGATCATTAGCACTTGAAAGCCTAAACATTTCTTGCGCTTTTTTCCTTTTTTCACCGGCAATATCTTCAAGCGTTGTAACCATTTGTGATGGACTTCCACCTCCTGCAAAGCCTTCGCGCTGCTGAATGGCATGCTGTGTCTCATGCAGAGTTATTTGTTTTTGATCGCTTGGTATATCTGCAAGCGTCAATTTATCATTTTTTCGAGAATATGAACCTGCTGCACCTTTTAAATTTTCTGTTGGCATGAAATGAACTGGTATATCTCCAATATCTGGATAAGCCTTATACAATTCTTTATGTTCAACTACTCCGCCAAGTGGCTGAGTATCTTTTAAATAATTAAAAGAATCCATTGACTTTAATTCAGTCAATGCTTCTGGATCATAAAAAGCAGGTTTATCGCTGATTTCCTGCCGCCACTTTCCGTCCGGGCCTTTCCATGTTCCGGTCTGCTGCCAGATCGTGCGGGCATCTGTTCCCATGTCGGCGAGCATCTTGGCTTTGCTGGCTTGTAGGGCATCCCACGTCTTGGCGCCTTTGCCAACGAACATGCCGCCGATCATGGGGGCAGCCAATGCCGCTCCTTTGGCAATGCCGCCTGGAGTTGGAACGGCCATCGAGGTTAGAAACTCGGTGATAGGTGCGCGGGCCGAGCTGACTAGGCCAACGTCTTCCAGCTTCTTGCCAATGTATTCGCTACTGCCGAAAACCTGCTCATCTGGCGTTTTGTAGCCGAATGGCCGCATGACCATAGTGGCAAGGTCAACAGGGCCACCAAACACGCCTGCCGCTGTGCGGTAAGCGAGGTCTTTGATGCTTGGCTCTGCCATTGCTTAGGCTCCTGGTTCGATCATTACTGTGGTGCCTGGGGTTGGCTCCAGTTGGCCGGGAGGGATCATGTCCTGCATCATTTTCAGCGCATGATCTTGGGAATCCATATCGATGTTGGCCAAGGTCTCGACTGTTTTAGCGCGGCTTAGTTCTGCGTCGGCTACGGTTTTGACGGTGCTGGCGCGGGCTTGGGCTGCTTTGGCTGTGGCCTCTTCGGCTGCGGCTTGCAGGTAGATGGCGTTCGGGTCTTGCGGTTGGCCTTGCATTTCGGCCATAAGTT